AAATCTGCGGCGTAAATAGTGGCTCCTGATTTAGCAACATTAGTCCATGTTCCTACTTTTGTATAATCACTCATTAGCGTATCTTCCCTATCTTAGCTACAATATTTAAATTTTGTAGGCTGGCTTTAAAACCATTAATTATTTGCGTTAATTCAAACTGTAGTACTTTCCCACTGTTTCCTAAACTCTTCTTATACTCCATCATGCCTCCAACAATAGGGTATAGTGCATTACCATATTTACCACTACCATATTTATAAACAAAAGTTCCGCCTCTCGCATTCAAAGGCGTTGTACTAAATGTGCCTGTCGTTCCTATGCTATTATAATTATAATCCCTATACCATTTCAACTCTGCGGTTCCATTGCTCCCCCCATATATAGATAGGAAGGCGCGTTTTAAAAATTTAGCTATACTAGGATTACCAAAGTGCAACCATGTCGTTCTCATGGTTGCATTATAAGTATTCTCTGTTGTTATCCAACACTTGCTATTCTGCCATGTTCCATCTGCTGTTGAACACGCGCCAGAAGTGCCGTAAGTAGAAGTAGTATCCTCTATCTCCTGATCAAAATACCCCTCCAATTTTCCCACCCTACCCGCATATTTCGTATTCCCTAAACCAACATACATATTAGTATTCTGTCTGGAATAAAGAGCGGTAAGCTCCTTAGTATCAGCTAATGAGAAACATGTAACACGGGGCGTTCCATCCTGATTGGGAATTTTAAAATCAAACAGGAATGATGCCCCAGTATCCGGTAGGGAGAGGAGGTAAAAACCCCCAGACAAACTATACTCCCCTTTTATATTATCAGTATTAGTATTACTATCTACTATCTGTGCTGTTAAATCATCCTTTACATTTCTACTTAAATCTGTTAGAGGTAGCTTATCCTGTACCGCAGTACGGGAGAGGGAGCGGAGTCCACTATTAGACAGGAAGATTACATCATCTCCAACATGAGCCACACTATCTCTCGCTATACAACCAATCCCCTCTATAACCTCATCCAACGCCATATTAACTGGATCCCAAGGATTATTATAGAGGGCTATATTGCGCTTGCCGAAGATGACAAGCTTCCCTCCAAAATCAGCAAGAGCAATAATCTCATCCGCACCCCACACCGTCTTTAAATCAATCGTACCCTGGGAGCCTACATCAGTCCAAGTACCACCCCAATTTGTACATTCTGTCTCGGTTGGGTAGAGCGCACCTAAAGAACAAAAACCCACATCATTCCATATATGACCCTGTAAGGTATCAGAGTAGTAAACTACATCTCTCGTACCCGTAACCCCACCAACCCATAACCTACCAAACTCACCCAGTACACAGTTACCCTGTGGTGCGGTTCCCGCATAACTGGTAACATCATCTATATCCTTCCATGTCGTACCATCATAATTAATCATCTTAAAGCCACGCTGAACCCCGTAAAGCTGATTATTAAAATTGGTAAATTGCCAGTTCCCATCTGTTATCGTTTGAGGTGTACCACCAAATACTTGAGCATCTAACTGCCAAGGTGTCGTACTCTCATCAAACTTATAAATCTTATCATTCGCCCCACAAAACATCTCATAAGTACCATCCGCCTTACGATACTCGGTAATACTCCTAACAATATCACTATTAGAAGAGTTACTCCCTATAGTCTCACTATACTGCTTTATCCCCTTACGAGTTGTAATCCGTCCAGAGGCATCTAAGACAATGTTATCCGCTCTGGTTAACCATTCCGGTGGTAAAGAACCAGCATTAGATTGAGTGTTTAAACCAAACACTCCCACATTACTTAAATTAATAGGCGTTAGATTCTTTGCACTCATACTGAATACCAGAGAGTCTCTCTAACCACCCTCCCACTATCTTGAGCAATGGCATCTGATAACGCCTGCTGATACTGCATGAATACCATATCAGACAGCGAACCACCATCCTCCCCACGCTCTGAGATAGCTCTCGCCCACGCACCTAAAATTACTGGCATCGCTGTTATAGAGAGAGTATCAGCAGCCTCTGTTAACTCATCTTGAGGGTCTACTGTTAATACATCAATATTATAAATAGCATCAGGAGTGGGGTAGAAACTAATCTCAGCACTAGAAGCAGTACCATTTATTACATAATTACTAGGTCTATTATTAGTCATGGAGGGGTAGGCTGCCTGCTCTAAATAACTATCATCAATTGGGGAGAGTTCGGAGCCAGTACCCCTATCATAAACAGATAAGACGCGCACCCTCTCATTAGTATTAGTTAGATTATAATCCCTAGTTCCACTAGCTGTGGTTATAGCAACCTTACTCCGTAACACAGTCCAATTATGAGCATCTTCAACCTCCCTCTTAGTCTCATTAACGAAATCCCCAATCAATTGTTGATACTTTCCTATGCTAGTATTATCAATCAAAGCACCACCCCAAGTAGACACAGTATCCTCACGCAAGCGTCTTAATACCGCATTAATTATATCTTTATACGTCATCTGACTTTACCACCTTTGGTTTAATTTTCTGTTGGGGTGAGGGTATAAAATAACCTAGCACTAGAGGTACTATTAAGAATAGACCTAACAGCCAACCACCTATCTCTACTAACTTACCTAGTAATGGGAAGAAGCCGGTTACAGGTTCAGGACAGGTCTTAGGAGATATAATCGCCTGGTCCACCACCCCTCCTGCACCTGCTCCAACTACCGCACCAATTACTGGGGGGATGCCAGTTAGATAACCCACACCCGCTCCTACAGCAGAGCCTGTGGCGGAGATACCACCACTCTCTAATAAGGCACAACCCGCCCCACTGAGACTTAAAAGAAGTAGGGTGAGTAGGAGGAGCTTCTTACTTCTTCTGACCATTTCTCAACAACCCATAAATCTCTTTTAGCATACCTTTAATATCTGAAATATCCCTATGATGATCCTCTTTAGCTACATACTTTCTTGGTAGTTCAATTTGGTCATCAGTAACCTTCTTTTCTAATCGGTCCAAATCATTAGCTATACGCTTAATGAACCAATATAGAGGTCCGATACCTATTGTTAGTATTATATTCCAAAACAGTAGGGGTGGTACTTCCATATAAACAGCTCCTAATTAGTGGTTGTCTCATTTCCAGAATCTGTCTCTGTATCTGTATCTGTATTATCATCATCCCCATCATTTGATGTGTTATCATCATCCCCATCATTTGAATTATCGGAACAATCTAAAGTATCTTGTCCAACACAGATATCTGTCCCGCCTCCACCTGTGCTAACCTCAACCTTAGTGCAACCCCCCACCACTCCTAAAAAGAGGAGGAGGAGGGTGGAGATTGAAAAAATAGTTAGTAGTGGTTTAATAGTCTTATTCATGTATCTTCTCCAGTGAGATTGAACTTCTCGCCTCCCATGTTCCTATCTCTAAAGAAACTCTGCCCATAATCGGTACACAGCTAGATAGGAGTAAAGATGTGAGTAGTAAAAAAAGTGTGATATGTTTATTCATTGTGTCTTACTCCGTTGCTAGTATGGAATCAAATGCGGTTGAGATATCCATCACTCTTTCGGAATTGCTGATTTGATCCCAAGCCAGATGCCGATAACCTCATCGAGATCCGCTGGTAAATCCTGACCGTCGAACCGGAGCTGGTTAAATCCTTTCAATATCGCATCGAACTGGTCGCCCATTGGCAGTTCGGCATTATATCTAGCCCGCCGGTGATCAGCATAAGTCTTAGCCGCTTCAAGTGCCTCTGCCTCATCTACTACCGCTTGAGCGGTTGCTTGAGCTTCTGCCTCAAGTCTCTCAACCTCATCCTCATAAGCAGAGACCAGTGAATCTACAAGGGTTGAATCTGTGAACTGCTCATTCGCAATACCATCATTATACTCAATCTCCCCACTATCCCCATCCCACTGTATTGCGTGAATCGTGGGGTCAATGTCATAATCGAATGTGAGTGCTTGCCCATCAACAATGATTGTTTTATCGCTTGGAATTATTGATACTTTCATATATCACCTATGTTTTCATTATGTACGCAAGAGCGTAAAATTTGGGTGTAACAGTTGTGGATGAACCTGTAAAAGTACCACCAGTATGAGTGTGAGAACCGCCCCCTCCTGTTGACCCGGTACTGACTGTTGTTGTTCCGCTCCACCCAATACCACCACCAGAACCACAAGCCAACACATTATAGTAGGTGTGAGTATGAGTATGACTTGGCATCTCTGAGGTTGAGAGGGTATGCGCTCCAGATGTTCCAACAGACCCTAGAGGGGTAGCAGTATGAGAACCCCCTGTATCACCTACATCGTTTGTGCCACCACTATCTGCATCTGCATGGATTACAAAACGATCAGTAAGGTCAGGCGTTGAGTTTGTCCCGTCGCAAATGACCCAGCCTGTTGGTATCGCACTGATCGCGCCCGACCACATCGTTATTACTCCAGTTGGAATTCCCGCCGCCGGTGCGTTCATCAGCAACCAATCAGTGCCATCAAAGATCAGTTCGGCATAGGTATCCGAATCAAGATCACCGGCTGCTAGGGCTGCCTTAGCCCCGGATGTAATTTTCTTTATATCAACCGCACCATCGCTGGAGGCAACGTTGAGGGTCGAGGCTCCGGTGTTGTTATTGGCTGGCTTGAAGCGGATTCGATAACCGGCAAACAGCGAATCGGAGCCGGTCGCGGTGGGTTTTGTGACGCCGGTATAAGTTGTAGTCGAACTCGATGTGTCAGCAACATACCATCTCAAATCGATTGCAGCCTGCCAGCCGGGTGTCGCCCCGGAAAAGGCAGCGGATTGCAGGGTCGAGATAGCGTCCTGATTGTTCTTGCCGTGTTGTGCTCCGCTCTTGGCGTATTCGTACCAGTTTGTCGTTCCCTTCGCCAGAGCGATGATTTGTGCTAGGGAATAGGTGGGTGCTTCAGCCATTAGAGGCCCTCCTGTATGCTAAAAGTAATCTCGCTGCCGGCACTTTCAATGGCAGCAGATGAATAGTCGACCAGGCGACCCAGCAGGGTATTGCGTCGTTCCTGAGCGGTATTTGCCCCGGGAAAAGCGGACCAGACGATATCATCGCGCTTGCCGACCGCTCGAAAGACCTCGAGCAGATCGCCCTCGTTGATCTTGTCGAGGACTGCGGTGGTCACATTGGCAAATCGATAGGCCGGCCGATTGTCCGAGCGCAGTGCGCCCCCACGGGTGCGGGTGATCTCGGTGGTCTCGGACCAGCCCATGTCATATCCGTAACGGTAGCGAACGTCTACAAACTGACCCAGTTTAATGCGCCCGGCCTCGACATAATTATCGCTGTTTGCGGTATCGGTAATGATGACCCGAAAATACCGCGCGACCTGAGTGGTCGCAATCCAGATCGTGGTGAACTGCTGCTGCCACCCCTCATCTGAATAGCCCCCATAACCCTCCATGCCGAAAGGCCCCTCGCCCCAGCCATAGAGGGGATCAGTGGCCTCGATTGATGTGTCATAGACCTGATTGGTGTGGCCCGAATCGTTTGAGAGGGTGAGCTGTACGGTTGCCGAGCCATCATTGCTCAGGTTGTGAGCATAGAGAACAAACCCATTAATCCGCTTATCCTCGCCCAGATCGCCGGTGATCGTCTGGGCTGCCGCCGACGTCGATCGCCATAACTTACCCGGCTGGGTCGAGACGAGATTGCTCACGGCATAATCGCCGGCTGCGCTCGTCGCCGTCAGGGTGACGCCGTCGAGATGTGATTCGCCGAGAATGCGCCCGGTCATTGCCAGAGCTCCAGCTCGATGCGGTTATCAATAAAGAATTCGGTCAGGCCGGTTACGCGACAATCGACCCCGGCCCCGAGATCAAAGCGATCGTCGGTGATGGTGACGACGTCGCCGATCTCGACCTGATAGGGCGCGACATAGGCCGAAACGGTATAGGTATATCGTTGGGTTCCGAATAGGGTCTGCAGGCGCGCTGCTTCGGTCGTTGCATTGGCCGACCCAGCGATCATTGAGGGATAGAGATCAGGGTCCTGGGCAAGGAGATGGGTCGTTTTGATGCTGGCATCTTCGCTCTTCTCGATCAGGGAGAATTCATTGAGCAGCCATGCGCTGTGTGATTCGGTCGCCGTGCTCGCCGGTGATGTATTGGTGCTCCAGCATTTTTTGTATCCGACCCGGGTGCGCCAGCTCGGTACATCTGCTTTTGTTATACCGAGATCGCCGTGGGTCTCGAGATCGTCGATCGTCAGCACAGATGATCCTGCACTCGGATCTTTCAAGACGGCCAGGGTGAAAAGACCGGCACGGTCAAAGCCGTAGTACCACGCAGCGGGCAGGATTTGATCGACGACATCGAGAAGGTTCTCGCGCGCGGAGATATAAATCCCGATGGTGTAATCGGCATCGGTGTTCATTGTGGTGAACGCTGTGGTGTCGAGATCGCCCGGATCGGTCAAAACCCGGCAGACAATCTCTCTCAGGACGTCGCCAGGTTTCGTTTTATAGACCCCGCTGGGGTCATGCCCCTTAATGTCGCACGTCAGTGCGCCTGACGGCGCAGCCGATAGGGTGAATTTGCCGTTTGCGAGGTCCTCGGTAACGGTGAGCGAAGTGGCGACCGCGTCCTCATAGACCGCGACCACGTCCTCGATCTGCCCTTCGTGGACCTGGTATTCATGGGTAGTGTCGTTAATTAAAACCGGTGTGATATTAAAAACCTCGCCGTAGCACAGAGGGATCGGCGAGTCCTCATTCGGTCCGCTGCCGATCAGGGTGTTCTGGATCGGTACATCGAGCTGGCGCTGGCGATCGCGCAGGGTGAGCTCGAGGGTGAGATCGTCCTGAATCGCAAGCCGATCAACCAGGCCGGTCAGGATCGTCCTGAAGTCTGAGATCTCCCACGCCGGATCACCGATTTTGATGGTTGCATCGCGCCCATCCCAAGCATCCGTAATCCAGGAGTCGAGCTCGCCATCGGAGTTATCGATCTCGATCGAGCCGATTGAGATAAACGAACGCCCGCCAAAAGCCTCGCTCATCGCAACGGTAAAGGCCGGAGATCCGACCAGGCGGCCGAGATAGGTCGTATTCGCCGGCGAGTCCGCTGCGCCGGTGTGATAAAACCGTGAGCCCAGATAGCGCGTTACTTCCGACGCCTCCGAATAAGCCTTGACCTCGGCGAGCATCAGTCGATCCTCTTCGGGATTGGCGAGCCAGGTTTTATATTCTGCATCACTGATCGCCACATCTAGTGCCTCGCGCCCCCGGCCATCGCCATCTGCCCCCGCGCGAGCTGGCCGACGATCGGCCGGGTGATGACATTGGCCAGATCATGCCGGAGCATTTTGAGCTCGGCGATCACACCGGCCTGATCCCGGCGATTGCTCGCGCGCTGCTGATCGGGTGTTTCAACCGTCACTTTCTCACCGGGCGTGGCCCGGAATCCGACGAGCTGTGAGTCGGCATTGCCCTGACCGCCGACCATAAAGCTCCCGCCGGAAGCATAGCCCGGCGCGGTGACCGGACCCATCCCCTGCGGCCCGACCGTGAACTTTCCCCCGGTAGCAAAAAAGATAGAACCAGGGAAGAGAATTTTAAACAGCCATTTGAGAGCTGCGAGCGCGAGCATTTCAGCGAGCAGTCTTACCACCGCGTCGGTGATGACTTTGAACGCAGCACTGGCAAATTCAGAGAAACTTTTAATATCGCCCTGAAGGACGTCGGAAAACAATGATGTAAACCCAGAATAAAGATCATTGACAAAGCCGCTCGCCTGTTTGGCCTCGAGGCCGGCATCTTCCAGGGCCCCTGCCATCTTCTTCAGTGCTTCATCAGAGGTGAGGACGGCTGTTGTGAGTTCATCGGTCGCCTCCGTCAGATCTTCAGTTGCCTGCTTCTGGCCGTGGGTGATCACGATAGTGTGCAGGCCGGTCTCATTCCGGTTTTTAAGGGCTTGTTGTTCTAATTCCAGTTGAGTGATCTCATCTGTTTGTTTCCACCAGAGCTCGTTCAGTGCGGTCGACCAATCATTTATTTTTTCTTCGGCAACGCCGAAAAACTTTGATGCTATACCAACCGTATCCATAAATACGATCAGGCCACTCGTTATGTTCCGGAGCGCTAATTTGAACTTGATTGCAGCTCCGATAAATTTAATCTGCAGCCAATCAACAACATCTTTTATTTTATCCTTAAATGTATCCCACTTCTGATTGACGATTTTAATTGCTGCCGGGATTTTTTCTGCGAGCCAGTTAAAGACCACAATCAGAGCTGGAGCGAGGGCTGCTGTGAGCTTGTTGACAACCCCACCCGCTGCGGTCTTGAGCCGAGCCCAGGCATCTTTTGTGTCCGCTGACGCATCAACCATATCCTTGCTCAATACTCCACCGAGTTTTTTAGCTTCCTCGCGCATATCTTTGATCCCTTCCTCACCCGCATCGAGCATTGGGATCAGTTTAGTTCCGGCCCGGCCAAATGCTCTCATCGCTGTGGCGACCTTTTCCGTCGGGTCCTTGATCGTGGAGACTGCCTCGGCCATAATCTCAAACTGCCGATCGGGCTCGAGGCCCTTGATATCATCGATCGATAGCCCCATCGCATCCAGCGCATCTTTGGCCGTGCTCAAGCCCAGCTCGGCATCGGAGATGGTTTTCTGCATTTTTGTCATGCCGGTCGTCAGTTCGGTAAAACCCACACCGGATAGATCTGCAGCGTGTTTGAGCTCTGACAGTGCCGAGATCGAGAACCCGGTCGCTTTTGAAAGTTTGTCGATCTGGTCCGCTGCATCAAGACCCGAAGAGATCAATTTGCCAAAGCCGGCTACACCGGCAACGCCGAGAAGTGCGGTCTTTAGACCGCCAAGGGCTGAGCCGGCCTTGCCGAGACGACCCCTTAACGATGTAAACGCGCGCGAGGTTTTATCTTCGGCGGTCAGCTTGATTTTTGCCGTTGTCGTCATCGTTTTGCTCTTAGTCTTTCCTTTTCAGCCTTCCAGCTAAAGTATTCGTTCCAGTACACCAGCTCGTTGGGTCGCATCTCTGCCAGCTCTGTATATGTCTTACCCAGTTTTTCAGCGATCCAGAACAGGCCGGCGAGCTCGGGATCTATTCTGAGTTTTTTCTTGCTTCCTCCGGCGTGACATCTTCCTCATCGCTCATCGCGGTAACAATTCGCCCGATCACATCTGGATCGGTTTTAGTCATCAGGTCCTTGCGACAGGCCTCGTTAAAGACGCGCTTGCCATCAGCATCGAGGGCGCGCTGGATGATGGTCTCGACCAGTGCCTCGAGCTTGCCCTCGTTGATATGTTTGTAGATGCGATCACGCTGGGCAAGGTTTGAGGGCTTGAAAAACAGGGTTGTACTCCATTCGGGCACCTCGACCGAGGCCATCGGTTCAGCCAGTTGGCTGCGCCAGTGTTTTTTAGCCTCGGCGAGGACTTGATTCATACCGTGCCCCAAGTAATGCCGCCGGAACTTTGAAATCCAAACGATCTACCGACGATATCGCCCATGTCAACCGATACGCCGACAGAGGTGATGAGTGCGGTCATGGTTGCATAAGTGTCGCCGGCTCCAGCCCCTTCTGGGTAGAGATTTAGCGTTACCGACGCCCCGGCGGTCATCGCGACCTGGCCATTGGTATCGGTCTCATCCCAGTGACACTCGATCGAGCCTGAGCCGTCGGTCAGGCCGACCAGATAGGACGCTGCCGTATCGCCCATAGCGGTATCAGCGACCGTTTCTGCAGTTTCATCGAGTGAAAACGATTTAATTTCAGCGAGAACATTACTGCCGATTTTAACGCTTCCTTCCTTGCCATGATGTGTTGCCATTTTACTTAATCCTCTTTCTTAGGTTTTGCGGATTTCCGCTTGGGTTTCGACGGTGATGCTGTCGGTTCGTTGACGACCTCGAGCTCAATGCCCTCGACCGCGATATATCCCTTCGATTTCATGTACGCGATCGAAGCGGGGTGAACGTTCACCGCTTCGGTCGCATCGGGGTGCTTCATCAACATATTTTTACCTCATCAGGCTGCTGCATCGACGTCGCCCTCATACGTCTCATAATGGATTTGATAGGTTAGATTGAGCCGCCCGACGGGCTGTTCGGACTCGGCTGTGAGCTCGATTTCGGTCTCCGCGAGAACGACGTCCTTGACCAGACCGCCGATCGTTGAGCCGGCTATTTTTTCTTCCACCTCTTTAGCGATGGTGTCGAGTGTGTCGTCAACATCGGTTTCGGCTTTGGCATAGCCCTCGATTTTGAGGGTTAGAAAGCGCACCAGGCGGCGACCGCTTGAGGTCGTCGAGCTCTGGTCGGCCTCGACCACTTCATCGGTGGTATAGATAATAATGCCGGGGAGGCCGGCTGATTCCATCGGATAGACCCGACTCTCGAAAATGTTCGAGCCGGTTGTCGCGAGGCCGGTGAGCTCGCTCACGACCTGTTCTCGGATTTGTGTGCGTAGATGGTCGGCCACTTAGGTCTCCCTCAACACCAGCAGGATCATACCGGAACCATCCGGCTGCACACCGCGCACGGTGTAGGATGTTGAATTGGCGACCAGCGTCTTGCCGTGGACGACGCCGGAGATATCGGCCTCACGACAGATAAAGACCGGGTGCTCGGCCTCACCACCGAGGGCCTCGACGTACCGGCGATCGATCAGCCCCTTGACGGTCGTCGAGCCGTCATAGGTTGCGGAAACACCGAATTCATCGGTATTGAAAAATATCAATCGATCTGCCGCCGTCTCCACAGCCATCTCGTCATCCTATTTTTTTTTAACGGCCTTCTTTTTGGCCTTGGTGGGTTTTTTTCGCGATGATTTCGGCTCGTAAAATTCGACTGCGCGATTGCTGCGGATCAGGGCAGAGGCAAAAACATCGCTTACCTCAACCACATCGCCGGAGGCATACGCCTCGCCGTCGATTCGAACGCCACTTGTAATCAGTATTTTCATTTTTTAGATCTCCGAATGGTGGGGCCGAAGCCCCACCGTCCTTCGGTTGATTAAGCTGTTGACGCATCCTGCATGACTGAAAACGACTCGGGATGTCGGACTGCGATATCAACATCCTGCATCGCTCTGATGCGAACCGTGCCGGCCGAAGAGCCGGTGTAAGGATCGACCAGAACATCGAGCGCGCCCCAGGATCCGATCAGGAGATCGGCCCAGTTTCCAAAGATGATTGCTGAACAGGCCGAGTTCGTACCCTTGGTGAGAGTTGAACTGACCTGATTCGAGACAAGTGCTCGATAGCCGTTTACTTCTGAGCCCTCCCAGACGAATTGGCCCGTACTACTCGCCTTTTCTACTTGCTTGAGAAAACCGCGAACCTTGGAGTTAGTCAGATAGGCCAGTGTGCCAACATCAGCATTAGCCGTTGCAACATCACTTTCGAGCTCGATGACGTGGGCGAAGGTTGGTGCTGCTCCATTGGCTCCTCCGGCAACATCTCCGATCGACGATGTGGCCAGAATCCCGGTCGGCTGATTCGAGCTGCCAGAACCGTGGATTGCTGCTCGATCGAGTTCGATTGCGAGAGTGGTCGCAAGGTCAGAACGCACCAGAGCTTCGACGTCAACACTACCCTGTAGCAATAGACGCCGAGAGACATCGGTCATCGCGCCCACGCTGTTCGGTGAGAGTGTGACCTGATCAAACGTCTGATCGGACTCTGTTATCGCCGCATTTTCCGCGACCCAGTAGGCGGTTGCCCCACCTGTCATTCTTGGAATGGCAACATTACCGGTCAGACCTGTGAGCATGGTCGCCCCGGCCTCGATCACCTTCATGCGATTGCGAAGCATATCGATGAATGAAGCACC